AACTAGCCAGTGTGGACAGATGGATGGTTTTGGGAGTTGTATTATGTCCAACGTATCTGTCGAATATCAGTGTACCGGCGGTAAAGCTGCACAAAATTGATATTTAAACCGCTTCGGCGGTTTTTTTATGTGTGGAAATTGTATGAAAGAGGTTATGAGTCGAATTGAACTTGGCGGAGTTCTTGGTAAAACATTTGGAAAAGTTCACCATCGCCTGATTTCCCGTGTGAGCGAGGCTGGTGTTGCACTCGCGAAGACCATTCCTGGATTTGAGCAGTTTATGATTTCAAGCCAGCGTCGCGGGCTCACATATTCTGTGTTTAAGGGTAAAAGAAACATTGGTGAGGATGATCTTGGTTTTCCGGTAACCGGTGACGTTATCCGTATTGTTCCAGTAATTATTGGCAGTAAAAAAGCGGGGATACTGCAAACAATCCTTGGTGCAGTGCTGGTCGTTGTCGGGGTGGCTGTTGGCTATTTTTCAGCAGGTACGTTATCTGCAGCCGGGTATGGTGTCGCACAATTTGGTGCGGCAATGATGGTCGGCGGGGTTGTGCAAATGCTTTCTCCTCAGCCAACCGGACTGGCCAGTAAACAAAGCGCAGATAACCGCGCCTCATACGCATTCGGTGGAGTAACAAACACTGCTGCTCAGGGCTACCCGGTACCGCTTCTTTATGGCCGTCGGCGAATCGGCGGAGCGATTATCTCAGCCGGAATTTATGTCGAAGATCAGCAGTAGATAACAAACTTTTTTTCAGGCCACCTTCGGGTGGCTTTTTTATGGGCGCAATATGGCTACAGAAAAAGTTTTAAAGGGCCGCAAGGGCGGCAGCTCCAGTTCCCGAACCCCTACTGAGCAGCCAGATGATCTGCAATCTGTAGCGAAGGCTAAAATCCTCGTTGCGCTTGGGGAAGGGGAATTTGCAGGGCAGCTAACCGGCAAAGATATCTACCTGGACGGAACGGCGCTTGAGAACGCCGACGGCTCCCAAAACTTCAGCGGTGTGACGTGGGAGTTTCGTGCGGGGTCGCAGGCGCAAAATTACATTCAGGGCATTCCCGGTACCGAAAATGAAATCAGCGTGGGTACAGAAGTATCAAGCGCTACAGCATGGACACGCACGTTCACCAATACGCAGCTATCAGCGGTTCGTCTGCGTCTGAAATGGCCCTCACTTTTCAAGCAGGAGGACGACGGGGATTTGGTCGGCTATTCGATCAACTATGCGATTGACCTGCAGACTGACGGCGGAACATGGCTGACGGTACTCAATACCAGCGTGACCGGGAAAACAACCTCTGGTTACGAGCGTAGCCACCGAATTGATTTACCTCAGGCTGGCAGTACCTGGACCATAAGACTGCGTAAAATTACCGCCGATGCCAACAGCGCGAAGATCGGCGATACGATGACCCTGCAGAGCTTCACTGAGGTGATTGACGCCAAGTTACGTTATCCAAACACAGCGCTACTCTACATCGAATTCGACTCCAGCCAGTTTAACGGCTCTATCCCTCAGATCTCCTGCGAGCCCCGCGGCCGCGTAATCCGCGTGCCAGATACTTACGACCCAGAAACCCGTACCTACAGCGGCACATGGACCGGTGTGTTTAAATGGGCATGGACGGACAATCCCGCGTGGATTTTTTACGATCTGGTTGTTTCTGATCGGTTCGGCCTCGGCCACCGCTTAACAGCTGCTAACATCGATAAATGGACGCTTTATCAGGTTGCCCAGTATTGTGATCAGATGGTACCTGACGGCAAAGGGGGTAACGGTACCGAACCGCGTTATACCTGCAACGTGTACATTCAGGACCGGAATGATGCTTACACAGTCCTCCGCGATTTTGCTGCCATCTTCCGTGGCATGACCTACTGGGGCGGGGATCAGATTGTGGCCCTGGCAGACATGCCGCGCGATGTAGATTACAGCTATACGCGCGCTAACGTTATTGAAGGGCGTTTTACCTATTCGAGCAGTACCACGAAAACCCGCTATACCACGGCGCTGGTGTCATGGTCCGATCCGGGCAACGCCTACGCCGATGCTATGGAGCCCGTATTTGAGCAGGCGCTGGTTGCGCGGTACGGTTTTAACCAACTGGAAATGACCGCCATCGGCTGCACCAGACAGTCAGAGGCGAACCGAAAGGGGCGCTGGGGCATTCTCACCAACAACAAGGATCGTGTTGTTTCGTTTGATGTCGGTCTGGACGGAAACATACCACAGCCGGGGTACATCATTGCCGTGGCAGACGAGCTGCTGTCCGGAAAGGTTATGGGCGGCCGCATCAGTGCCGTAAACGGTCGCGTTATCAAACTTGACCGCGTTGCTGATGCAGAAGCTGGTGATCGCCTGATTCTCAACCTTCCCTCAGGAGCGTCACAGAGCAGGACCATTCAGGCTGTGAACGGCCAATCAGTCACAGTCACTACTGCATACAGTGAGACCCCACAGACCGAAGCTGTTTGGGTGGTTGAATCTGACGAGCTTTACGCGCAGCAGTATCGTGTTGTCAGCGTTTCTGATAACGATAATGGCACTTTCTCGATTACCGCCGCATGGCACGACCCGGATAAATATGACCGTATTGATACCGGAGCCATCATTGACCAGCGGCCGGTGAGTGTGATCCCGCCGGGTAACCAGTCGCCGCCTTCGAACATCGTGATCAGCTCGTTTTCCGTGGTGCAGCAAAATATCAGCGTTGAGACCATGCGCGTGAGCTGGGACCAGGCGCAGAACGCTATCGCCTATGAAGCGCAATGGCGCCGCAATGACGGGAACTGGGTTAACGTGCCGCGCAGCTCCACCACGTCATTCGACGTCCCGGGGATTTACGCCGGACGCTATCTGGTGCGCGTGCGTGCTATCAATGCCGCTGAAATTTCCTCAGGATGGGGATATTCGGAAGAGAAGACACTGACGGGCAAAGTAGGAAACCCACCTAAGCCAGTAGGATTCACGGCCACGGGTATTAACTGGGGCATTCGTCTTAACTGGGGCTTCCCGGCAAACACTGGCGATACGCTAAAAACGGAAATTCAGTATACCGCCAACAGTGACTTTTCGGATCCACTCCTGCTCTCAGACGTGCCTTATCCATCTGCGGAATACACCCAGCTCGGCCTTAAAGCCGGGCAGGAATTCTGGTACCGCGCGCAGCTGGTCGACAGAACAGGTAACGAGTCCGGATATACCGACTGGGTAAGGGGTATGTCAAACGATAACGCCGATGATTATCTGGGGGATATCGCAGACGATTTTCTTACCTCTGCTGATGGGGAGCGCCTCACTGGAGACATCGATACCAACATTGAGGGAATTCTGCAGAACGCCCTCGCGAACCACGGAACAGTTGAGCATCAGTGGGCACAATACGGGGAAGTGCGTGCCGATATTCTGGTTGTAAAAACGACTATTGCTGAAGTTGATAAGGCAATGGCTGAAATGTCCACCCAGGTGCAGGCGCAGTTTAACGATGTGACGGCAGCTCTTGAAGACAAGCTGACTGCAGTCGTTGACGCCACCGGCGCATCAGCCATTTATACGCTGAAAACGGGGGTCAGGATTAATGGCGTAATGTACAACGCAGGGATGTCGATTGCCGTTCTGGCGGAGGCAGGGAAACCGGTAATAACCAGGGTTGGCTTTAACGCTAATCAGTTCGTTCTGATGAGCGGCAGCGGTGACAGTCAGTATTCACCCTTCGCGGTGGTTAATGGTCAGGTCTTTATCAGCTCAGGTTTTATTCAGGATGGCACGATCACGAATGCCAAGATTGGCAATGTCATTCAGTCGAATAATTACGGTGCGGGCACAGCAGGCTGGACTATCAACAAGAATGGTTCTGCTGAATTCAATAATGTGACGGTTCGTGGCGGGGTTTATGCCCAAAATGGTCAGTTTGGATTTACCAACTCAACTGGAGGCGTCACGATCAATAACAACGGTGTCACTGTCAGTTTGTCGAACGGCGGACGCATTGTTCTGGGGGAATTTTGATGGCCAGGGGGCTTTATATTGATTTGAATGACGGCCGTCCCGCAATGACCATCACTGCCGGAATGAAATGTCCGTCGTATGGCGGGGAGGCGGTAGAGGCATGGGGCCAGCAGACCATGACTGTTCAGGGCTTTGTTGCCGGGGCGACCCCATTTTTCATTCCATCAAACTCGGTTGTGAATGTGACTCGCTCGCCGAATCTGATCACAACGATTATGGTTCTTGACGGGATAACCAATAACGGCAACGGAACCCTGACTCAGAGAGTCTGGTCATCAGATGGTTGGGGAAAAGATAAAACATTTCCCGGCACAGTTTGGCAGATTTTACCGGCAGGGCAGAGTGGAAACCGTGGTTTGCTCATTGAGGACTCGACAGACTTTATTGCGATCACTGATGTCAGCCGCGTTGCTTCCTGTGTTTTCAGTGGGACGGTCAATGTAAATGGTACTTACACGCTTCCGGCCAAAGGGCTCGTTTTTGCTCGCTGGAATGACAGCGCAGCTACGCTTGAATGTGATGGCAATAATATTTACTCCCGGCAGGATTATACGGGCTATGACGATATTGCCCGTTCTGTAAATGTCGATATTGCAATTTTTGCGGTTCAGGCACCTGTACCGGGGAGAGGATTAAATTTCATCAACGCCGCTGGTCAGTGCACCTTCTCCACCACTCGCCGTCCATTTATATTCCGCAATCAGTTTTATTCACCGGGCAATAGCTGGGTCGATATTGGCA